GAACCATTAGCCGAAAACATACAGGTAGATTTTAAATGTTGGGTTGTTGAAGAACAAAAACCTCCTTATATTGATCAAATACATATAACTCCATTTATATTAAAAAAACAATATAATCAATTAGCAAATCCAAATTGGTATGCAAATGCTTCATACAATGTTTCTTCAGATACTGGATTACGTAATTGGAATGATTTATTAGGATCGAGTGTACAAACATCTCAACAAATTGTAGATGCATATTTTTCTGGTAGTTTAACTGGTGTTAGTTTAAATATAGATTTTTCTGATTTTAATAATTTTGTTTTTTATAGTTCAGCTACTAATCGATTAGATAATTTTAAGTATAAATTAGAATTATTAGAATATTACAATTCACAAAGTTTATTAGTTTCTCAGTTATCCGGAAGTGTTGCTACAACAAATGCACAAGATTATTTAAACAAAAAAACTTCATTAATTAGTGGATTTGATTTATTTGAAAAATATTTATATTATGAATCATCATCTGTTATAACTACATATAACATTCCAGTAGAAACTCCAAACGTACAATCGATTACGGGAAGTTACATACAACCAGTACCAAAAACTACAACAACAAGACCATACACATTAACTTCGATTAATAGTAGTCAGTTTAAAACGTGGTATGATTCATTATATGCTACTGCTAGTTTATATGATCAAAATAATTTTAATGCATTAGCATATGCTATTCCAGAAGGTATTCGTTTAAATCAAGGTAATGAATCCTTAATAACATTTGTTAACATGTTAGGGCATCATTATGATATACTTTACACGTATATTAATCATATGACCCGTATACATAAGCGCGAAGAAAATCCTAAATTAGGAATGCCTAATGAAATATTATATTCTGTAGCTAAACAATTTGGGTGGAATTTAACTGATGGAAATCAATATCAGGAGTTGTGGGAATATGTTTTAGGTACCAATGAATCTGGAATTCCATTAACTGGATCTAATACGGTTGGCTATCCATCTGTCCCTGGCCGAGAAATGACATATAACGTTTGGCGTAGAATTGTAAATAATTTACCATTACTATTAAAGTCAAAGGGTACTAAACGAAGTGTACAAGCTCTATTATCTTGTTATGGTATTCCTCAATCATTAATAACTATTAAAGAATATGGAGGCCCTAGATCTAATAGAGCTCCAGTATATGAAAAATTAAATTTTGATTATGCATTAGATCTATTACAAAATCCAGCTGGTACTGTTACTGTAAATTATTCACAATCAATTAATACTGTAGAGTTACGTTTCCGCACAGATAACGTTATAACAAATCCAACGATGTCTGGTACCATGAATCTATTTAATATAGGCTCAAACGCTGTAACATTAGATTATACTAGTGGTACATATGGAACTATATTGATTAATGGCACTGGATCTGCTAATATTGAAATGTTTGATGGAGGATGGCTAACTACTATGCTACGTACTACTGGTTCTAAACTAGAAGTAGTAGCCAAACGTTCAAAATATGGAAAAATAGTAGCAGCTGTATCAGCATCTGCTACTGCATCATTTGATTATTCCGGATCTGTAGTTTTAGGTAGTACCAGTACTGGTGCATCTCGTTTAGAAGGTCAACTTCAAGAATTAAGATTGTGGTCAAGCAGTTTATCTGATTCTGCATTTAATAATCATGTTAAAGCACCCGCGGCATATAACGGAAATATAGATGCATTTAATGAATTAATTTTTAGACTTCCGTTAACACAAAAAATTAATCATACATTAACTAGTTCATTGGCCGGAGTACAGCCAGTATCAAATATAATATCAGCTTCATTCACATCATGGTCTACAAATACACCATATGATTCTATAGAAGAAACATATTATTTTGATGGTATTTCATTGGCAGCTGGTACATATGATGATAATAAAGTTCGAATTGAATCTAATTCGTTAGTTGGTACATTGGATGTTCAAACAAGAGCCGAACGAAGTCAATTTGATAAAGCTCCATTAGACAGCAAAAAATTAGGAGTATATTTTTCACCACAAACAATGATCGATGAAGATATTATTTCGCAGTTAGGGTTTGTTGAATTAGATGACTATATTGGCGATCCGGGGCAAACAGAATTAAAATCATATCCTAAATTAGAACAACGGGCTAGAGAATATTGGAAAAAATATGATACCCGCAATGATTTCAATTCATATATAAAAATATTTACTTTATTTGATTTATCATTTTTCCGACAATTAGAACAATTGTTACCAGCACGTGCTGATAAATTAACTGGTATTCTAATTCAGCCAAATATATTAGAAAGAAATAAAGATGTTGCATTACCGGTAATTCAAAATTTCAATAGTACATATAATTCAGTAATTGACAACACAAATTATTTAACTGCAACTGGTTCATATCTAAATTATCAAGGAGAAGTTGATGGAAAAATAATGTCAATTTCTGGAAATGATGATGATCAATGGCAAGGATATCTAACGTCATCTGCAGAAAAAAAATATAACGGAACAACGTATGCATATGATTACATTATATTGTCTGGAAGTACATGGATAAATACAACGTCATCATATTGGCGTAGTGAAGCAGTTTTACCGGTAATTATTTCAAGCGTACCATCTGAGTACCGTTTAGTTTCTAGTTCATATACATTGGTAGCTACCGGAATTGTATATGGATCAGGATCATATGGAACATCATCATATGCAACAATATCTTATAAATTTTCTGGAAGCTATGCATCAGTACAGGATTATTTAGCTCAAGGTTTAGAAAATCAACGTTATTCTGGTGCAAAAATGACATCGCCAGCATTCAATGTAAATTCTACACAAACTGTTGACGGTGGTCCAGTTGTAGAATGGAGAACTGCAAATCCGAATCAACTTCTATATCAGAATACCGGCGAACAGGGAAGTTTTGTTTTAGTATAATTTTTTAATACATGATATTTATTTTAAATAGGAATAATACATATGGGATATTTAGATAATAGTTCAGTTACAGTAGATGCTATATTAACATTAAAAGGACGTGAACTTCTTGCTAAAGGCGGAAATGCTTTTAGTATTACACAGTTTGCATTAGGAGATGATGAAATTGATTATTCATTATGGAATCCAAATCATCCATTAGGAACTAACTATTACGGCGTAATTATTGAAAATATGCCAATTGTAGAAGCAATTCCGGATGAGACACAGGCTCTTCGATACAAATTAATAACATTGCCTAAACAAACACAAAACATCCCAGTTGTTACCGTTGGAAACACGGCAATAACATTGTTAGCAGCCGGCGATAGTTCCGCAATTACTCCAAATACTAGCAATTTAGCTGGAGGAAATTCTAATTTAGGATATACAGCAATTTTAGCTGATTCTACAGTAGCTGATATACAAGTTACTAGAGCACTACAAAATTCAGTATTACCAACGACTCCTAGATTCATTGGAGACAATGAAGATGCTCAAAGTGTAGCAGTTGCTGGATTTGAATTTAGAGTTGTTGCTAAAGCTCAATATACATCTGATAAAACTACTACGATTACAATAATAGGAAATGAAACCGGAGGTAGTGTAACAATTAATCTAACTGTTAAAAAAGTTACTGCAGTAACTACTGGTAGCTAATAAAAGAAATAATTATGAAAATGCAAGATTTTATTCAGAATCTAAAAAAACAACCAAAACAAGGTGGATTTCCAGGAGGTATTAATACAACAGGTGGCACTGGAGGTACTGGAGGTAACAGACCTAGTCGCGCGGATATTATTGGAAATGTACAAGAAACTGCTGCAGTTAATGAACAAGTTCGTCAATTAGCACAACAATTGGCAAATGAAATTATTGCAGAACAACAACAAGCGCAGTTGTTAGCAAGAAATGGTCGAGTGTATACTAAATTTGATCCATTAAATGATGTTGTGTCTAATCAAACAGAAACTGTAACTGCTGGATTATGGACTGATGGCGTTGCCGGATTAACTACTTATTATTCAGCATCAGCTCAAACAACTTCACAACGACGCTATTATTTAGATGTTTATCAAGATGCTCCATCTGCAGATGGTGCAGCTGTACAATTCTCAGTAGCATATGGTCATGCTTTAGGTTCTGGATCAGCTACGTTAGGATTAAATGATTCACCGTCAAAAGCAATTTATTCACAGTATAAACAATTATTGCTTAGTTCAAATTCTTCTAGATTTGTAACAGCCGGTTCTGGAAGTACTGATTCTATTTATGTTTTAAATTTTAAAAGAAATCGACTTAAAGAACGATTAGATGCTGGGAATTTTGAGTTACCATTAGTTTCAATTTCATCTAGAGCTACAAATGCAACTGGATCTGTTTCGGTTGGATCTACTATTATCAGATTAATTGATGATTCATCGATATCTACTGCAACAGTTGGTGATTCTGGTAAAATTTATAACATAGTGTCTGGATCTATTACTAACGGTGTTTTCAATTCATCAGCTCCGGTATATTATGGATTAGCATATCCAGATCACGGTGTATTAGTATTAGATGGGAAAATGGTGGATCAACAATTAGGATTTGCTACTAATAGTGGTTCTAATTCAGAAGCCAATAATCACTTTGTACTATATCATTCAATATCAGGGTCAGGTGCATTATCCAATGAATTCTTAGCAAGAAATTCTGAAAAGATTACAAGCACGCATTATTTTGTTAGAATTAAAAATGCTGAGTATAACTTTTCAAATAACCCATCATATGTAACAGGGTCAGTTGGTCAATTATCACAAACTACTTTTGTAGGAGATCCTAAAACATATATCACAACAGTTGGATTGTATAATGATCGCCAGGAACTATTAGCAGTAGCTAAACTTAGCAAACCGTTGCTAAAATCATTTCAGCGAGAAGCTCTTATACGAGTTAAACTAGATTATTAAAAACATTACTGATTTTAGCCCTGTTATATTTATTATAAATGTAGCAGGGTTTTTACTATCATGGCAGAAACAAGAATATCTAATGAAGATACCTATCAAGGAATAATGCCAACTGTTTTCAAAAAGATTGATACATCTGATGTTAGTGTTAATCCTTTTCAGACAAACAAGTTGTGGACATTTTATTTGGGTAGTTCTACATCTAGTTTTACACCGATGATTGGAATATATACAAACATACTTCCAAATATAAGTGCATCATATAATAGTTCATCTAATGTTAATGGTTCATTAAAAAGTGTTGTATATTATTCTATTAATCATTTATTTTATAAAAATAAAACGCAACCTTATAATAGTTTTGGTCCAACGGATTTAAACAAAACTACTAAAAATATATTTATTTCAGCATCTGTATTTTCAATACCTAGTAAAAGAATAGGTGAATGTATTAAGCCGGCATCGTTTACATATACCGGGTCTGTTTATTTAGCATCGGACCGATATGGAAATGTTTATGATACGTCATTTAATTCTGCATCGATTGTAACAGGCGTACAATATTATGAAGGATTTAATGAGTATTTTGATACTACACGAATACCATATGAATCTCAAAATGTAACATACATACCAGGTGTTACTACCACAACTGGTGCAATGCGACCCGTAGGATATAGCGCTTATTTCGCCGGAAACGGATATATTAAAACTAATATAAATGGATTATATGATCGAGATCATGATTATGCAATTTCATTGTTTATTTCAGGAAGTAATACTGGAACTACTAATCAATTGATTTTGACAAAAGCTACTAGTAGTGTGTCGCCATCATATCCATTTAAATTAGAATTAAGTGGAAGTAACCAAGTTATATTTACTGTAACTGGTGAAACTATTAGTAAAAGTATTGCATCTACTACAATTATTACATCATCTTTTGCACATGTACTTTGTCAAAAAACTGGTTCCAATTTACAATTGTATATTAACGGTGTACTAGAAGCTTCTGGTAGTAGTACTCTGTTACAGCCTCAAACTAATCCGTTTACTCCAACTGCTAGAATACATAATGAAGATTCATTGGTAATAGGAGGTTATGATGCTGTTACATCAAATTTGCAAGGATCGATAGATGAGATTAGAATTTTTAATAAAGCTCTAAATTCGACACAAATATCATACTTATCAGATACAACTGAAGGTGGTACTATGTTACAAACTAATGTAGTAGGAAATTTGTTTTCTAAACAAGGAATGGTAGTCGTATCTAGTCCGGATTATCGTTATGATACTGTATTAACTACTCCATTTACTGCAAGTTACCGAAGCACTATGACATTGTATGAATTGGGAGTTATTGCTAGATTAGATGCTGGCGATTTCAATCAATCACAAAATCATACTTTGTTAAAAGATGATAACAGCACGTATTATAGTTTCGTGTCTGGCAGTAGTTTTGCGCCGTACATAACAACGATTGGATTGTATAACGATGCTGGCCAATTATTAGCAATTGCTAAACTGGCACAGCCAATCAAAAAAAGAAATGATGTTGATTTAAACTTTTTTATTCGTTTAGATCTAGATAAAAATATTTTACCAGGATAACAATGATACGTCTTAAAACATTATTATTTGAACTTGCTGATACTGAAATAAAACGTTGTTTGGATAAAATAAAAAACAATGATTTTCAGTTACTAGGAGCTGGTGATAATGGTCGGGTGTATGAAATTAACGGCGAAGACAAAGTTTTTAAAATTACAAAGGAACGTGATGAATATCAAGTTGCTAAACGCATAGTTAATCGATATTCAGATTTTACTACATTTATTCCGGTATATTATGTTAACGGAACTGATATGTATATAATGGCAAATGCTGAACAATTGTCATCATCAATTCGACGAGAAATTGATTCGTTTATGAAAGATTTTGCTGTATATGCGCGTCAAGAAGGCGGCGAAGTTTCTATTTTTGATTTTATGCAACAAACAGATTCTGTTAATTCACAATTAGATAATTTCTTAACTGCATTAGAAACTGACATTAAAAAATTAAACATTCCGGAATTTGAATTAGATTTAGATTTTAGATCGGATAATGTTATGCAATGGAATGGTAAACTAGTAATGGTAGATTGGTAACAAGTTAATATTTATTTGTATATGATAAAGAAACATAACATACTAGATAAAATTATAAAACGAGTACTAGCAGAACAAACATTAACTATACCGGTAACAATTAAAAAATTTTCCATTGGTATAGGTGATCAAATTGCAAATGAAAAATTAGGATGCGTATTTGCATTTCGTGTAACTGCAAAATCAAAAGAACAAAAAGTAGATGATGCTGGTACTAAGGTAAAATTAACTCCAACTGCCGATGAGGTTTTACGTGCTATTAAACAGCGTTTAGAAAAAACTAAATTTCCAGAAATTGATCAATATAAAACGGCAAACTATTGGTGGATTCAATCAAACAATATATCAACCAATGATAAAATACATGAATATGTATTTTTTGTGTATCCTAAAGCTACACTAGTAGGAGTTATGAATCCTATAGTTCCTAACAATTTGAATGAATTCCCACCTAAAGTAGATTACTATATAGACACTACATCAGTAACAAAAGCTGAATCACAACATTTTAAAAATTGGGCTAGTGGTGAAACCTTACCTGACGGTGAATGGTTAGAAAATAATGCTACTACTGATATTAACGTTTGGAATACTACTCTGGAACGTTCTCTTAGTATAAATAGTCTGAGTACTAATCCATTAACAAAGAGTTTACCCGTATATAATTTAAATCGCATATCACGTCACATTAAACGACATTTAGGTTTGTTTTCCGGAGAATTACAATTCCCGCGGGAGGAACCTGAGTATTTGAAAAGAAAAGATCAAGAAGAATTCGATTCTGGATTTACATTATATGGACAAGAATTAAAATTTACTGGAACAAATAAATATGTACGTAGTGTTGGACAATCTCAAATTCGTAAATACATAGGATTTTTTAAGGAGGAAAATGGAGATATTGTTTTACGGGCAACTGTACTTAGCAATGAACAAGATTCTACTACTAACATACAAACAGGTAATGCAACTAATTTAGAAGTTGACCTTGGTATACTTTTTACCGGAAACATAACTAACGATAAAATAACTCAAGGAACTATTGTCGACACCGTTAACAATAAAAAATATGTCGGAACATTTAATTCAAAACAAGAATATGATAACGGGTTAGAATATAAAAATGATGAATTAGTTCGTATATACGAAAAGAATAAATATTGGGACTATGTAAAAAATAGTACGGTTACAAATGAAAGTAGTCAGTATCAGATTCGAGAATTACAAAGCAATATTTTAAAAATGTGGAGCAATAATACCGAATTCGTATCTAAAACAGCACCAAATAATAAATACTTAATTAATAAGTTTATACAAAACGGTATCACGGGAATATGGGACACTCCTACTAAAGAAATGGTAACTGCATTGAATTTAATATTCATCGGACCGGATCCTGACACTGGGAAACCATATGCTGGTTCAGATACTCAAATACGAGCAGAAGAACATGAACAGATAGTTAAATATGCAACAACAAAAATTCCATCACAATAAATAAAGTATACTATGACACGTAACAATTTAATTTTAGAACAAAATTGGGGATCGTTTCAGCGTGACGAATTAACAGTAGTTAAAGAACCAAAAGAACAACCAAAATCTACTACACCAAACCAAACCAAAAAAACTAGTGGCGGTACAATACCACCGGCAGATTTAAAAAATACTATAAACAAACCAGGTAAATTAGTTAGATCATCAACAGCTTTAAATGATACTATTAATCCAGCACTAGAAGCAGATTTAGAATTAGCTACACAACAAGCAAATATCGGCGATGTACAAATAACATATGCAACATCTGGACATAGTAAACATGTACAAGGAAGTAAAAATGTAAGTAGACATTATGGTGGAAATGCTGTTGATATTAGTTTAATTAATGGCGTTAGTTATGGAAATAAAGCATTATTTACAAAATTAGGTTGGCTATTTGTTATTGAATTGCAAAAACTAGGATATAAATTTGGCGAAGGGCCTATTACAAAATCTTATTTATGGCAAACAATGACTGGCGGAAATCATTATAATCATATACATGTATCCATAAAGTCATCTGAAAATTATGCAACTAATTCCGAAGAAACCCCAGATGTTACTGATAAAACTAAACATGGTGGCGGTAGTGGGAGATCAAAGAAAAAACAAACGAATAAAAAATTAACTAAAGATCAAATTAAAAAGATTTTAGGAACCGGTCCAGGTCCGTACATGAAACAACCTCCAACTGCTGAACAATTAAAAATACGTACGCAAGTAGATAACGCCTGGGAAACAATGTTAAATGTTACTACTAGAAATCCTAATAAATATTTTTGGAAACTACGTTCTTGGTATAATGACCAAGAAGATGCTGCAGCAAAACATTTAAAAAATGAATATTTAAAAACTATACGAAATAAAATACCATTTAGTCAAGCACATCCAATTGATCAATATAATATTGTTGTATTAGATATGATAATTAATTCGATTTATTATAAAATACTACAAGGGGATGAATATAAAAAAATATCAAATTATTTTTATTTTAAAAATAAAAAATGGAATCTGCAGAAGGTACTATTTAATTGGAATTACATGTAAGTTATGGCAAAAAATCATTGGCACGGTGCTGCGAACAGTAAACGAGCGGTTGCATATAAATACGGTTATAAATCTGGGTTAGAATTAACAGTAGCAGACCAAATTAAAACTACTGAATATCCTTTGAATTATGAAACAGAAACTATACATTATATAGTACCTGAACGAAAAGCAAAATATACTCCAGATTTTGTATTTGTAAAAAGAAATGGCGAATTAATGTTCATAGAAACTAAAGGACGATGGACTAGTGCAGATCGTTTAAAAATGAAACATGTTCTAGCATCAAATCCTGGTGTTGATATTCGCATAGTATTTCAATCTCCGACACAAAAAATATCTAAATCTAGTAAAACTACTTATGAAGGTTACGCAAACAAACTAGGAATTACACACGTTGCGAAGAAAACAATTCCGGAAGAGTGGTTGTCGGAATGTTTGAAAACCGGCGAAGAAGTAGTAAATGTAAAGAAATTTTTTGTATAGGTTTGAATTGTGAAAAATATTTAATACATTCATGTAAATTAATGATATATTAATTTAATGATTGATTCAGTATTGAATCGATCGTTAGACCAGAAATGAAATGTATGTGTCTAACTAATATTATTAATATTATATAATATAATTGGATGAATACTATAAATTCATTATATTATAAGTAATGAAAAATCTAAAGTTATTACAATTGCTAGAATCGGTTTTAGGTAAAGGTAAACCTACATCTGGCGATAACGTAGCATTTTTCTCCCCATTTGTTTCTCATTACAAACCTAAACTAGAAATTAACATACAAACTAATCATAACGGCGAAAACGTTTGGCATTGTTGGATTTCAGATAAAAAAGGTCGTAGTATTAACACGTTGTTTCGACAACTTAATTTACCTAAAGAGAAGTTTGAGCAATTATCTAAAATAATTGAAACATCTAAATATCGTAATACAAAAACAGAAGATGTTAAAGTTACATTGCAACTTCCGGAAGAGTATCGTGCACTTTGGATAAAAAAGAATACGCCTGATTATAAAAATGCAATTCATTATTTAACTAATCGAGGCATAACTGCATTTGATATTCTTAAGTATAGGATAGGGTATTGTGAACAAGGAGAATATTCCGGTAAGATTATTATTCCTAGTTATGATGCAGATGGTCAATTGAATTATTTTGTAAGCCGAGCATTCTATCGAGCGGACACACAAAAACATAAGAATCCAAAAATATCCAAAGACATTATAGGATTTGACTTAACTATTAACTGGTCACAACCTATTGTGCTGTGCGAAGGTGCATTTGATGCAATTGCGGTTAAACGAAATGCAATACCCTTGTTTGGTAAAATCATACAACCAGCTTTGCAGAGAAAAATCATAGAAAAACGTGTAAGAGACATTTATATTTGTTTAGATGCAGATGCTTTGCGCAAAGCAATACAAATTGCAGAACGATTCATGGCAGAAGGATTAAATGTTTATTTTATAGAACTGCAAGACAAAGATGCTGCAGATTTAGGATTTCAACAAATCAACCAAATCATACAAGATACTGATGTATTAACATTTGAACGGTTAATGCAACTTAAAATGGGACTTATATGGACATAAAAAAAATAGATGTTGGATTAGACTGGATTGATAGAATATATCATATATCTGATGTGCATATTCGTACATTGAAACGACATCGAGAATACAAACAAGTATTTGAAAACATGTTTGATCATATTGCCTGCAATTGCACTGATAACAGTATTGCAGTAGTTACTGGTGATATTGTGCATAGCAAATTGGATATGTCACCTGAACTAATCAATATGCTTGTTGATTTCTTTGATGGATTCATGATACCTACGGTTGTTATATTAGGCAATCATGACATGAATCTAAACAATATGCATCGAACAGATGCAATAAGTCCAATACTCAATGTAATTAAAAATCCTAATGTTATTTTTATTCGTGAGAATGGATTGTTTGAAATCGCCGGTGTTGTGTTTAATCATATGGCAGTTGATGTTCCGCCATCAGAATATATTAAAGCAGATCAATTCAAAGCTGCATATAAGATTGCATTGCACCATGGTGCAGTTAATTCTGCAAAAACAGATATTGGATATCAAATTTCTAATGAGCATGTTGGCGTTGAATTGTTTGATGGTCATGATATCACATTATTAGGAGATATTCATAAACCTGCACAATTCTTAAATGATGCAGGAACGGTTGCATATCCAGGAAGTCTTATTCAACAGAATCATGGAGAAGCATTAGACCATGGAATATTAGTATGGGACTTGCCTGACAGACACGCAGAATTTGTGCAAATAGAAAATGATTATGGTTATGTAACTTTAGAATGTGAAGGAACTAACATAGTTAAAGCTCCACATCGTATACCTAAAAAACCACGTATACGAATTAAATTCAATGATACATCTGCTGCGGATATGAAAAAACTTATTGCAGTTATACGTAAAAAATATGATGTACAAGACATAACAATTCAACGAAATACTAACAACGTTTCCGCAGAAACTACATCATCATTTGCAATAGGCAATGTACGAGATGTAGAATATCAAAACACCTTAATCACCGATTACATTGCAACAAACTTTCCACAGGCTACTACGGAAGAAACAGATGCAATTCGACATATCAATCGCACAATTAATTCAAAACTACCGGCTGTCGAATCTGTTCGTCACATGACCTGGCATCCTATTCAATTTGAATTTGATAACATGTTTTCATATGGAGAAGGTAACATAATTAACTTTGAAAATATGCAAGATGTATGTGGGTTATTTGCTGCAAATACATCTGGTAAATCTTCTTTGTTAGATGCTATAACATATACTATTTTTGATAAGTGTAGTAAAACAGGTAAAGCACATGAAGTTTTAAACAATAAAAAATCTACATTTCGTGGTAAGTTTACTTTTGAAATGAATGGAGTCACGTACACGATAGAACGAACTGGTATTAAACAAAAGAATGGACATGTTAAAGTATTAGTAGATTTTTACACTGATACAGAAAATTTAAACGGCGAAGAACGAAGTGATACGAATAAATCAATTCGTAGATATTTAGGAACATATGATGACTTTATTTTAACAGCATTTTCGTTGCAAGCTGATAACAATAATTTCATTGAAAAGTCTCAACGAGAACGAAAAGATTTACTTTCACAGTTTTTAGATATTACAGTGTTTGAACAATTGTATCAATTAGCATCTGATGAAATTAAAGAAACCGCAGGTAAACTAAAAGAATATAAAAAAACAGATTTTGCTGATATTATTTTACAAAATGATGCAGTTATATCAAGCAATCAAGACAATATAATAGAATTAGAGCAACAAGAAAATGAGTTACAAAATCATAGAAATGTTGCACAAGACAAAATTGTTACATTGATTGAAACAAAATTACCTACAACATATAACGGACCAGACGTTACAAAATTATATAAACAAGAATCTGAATTAATTAAGAAAATTGATTCATTGCAAACGGATATTGATCAATCAGAACAACTATTAGAAGAATTAAAAACACAGGATTCTACAATTAAAAAAGAAATTCGTACGTATGATGAAACTGGATTATTAGAACAGTTAGATCGGTTACAAATATTTAACGATAATCTTGAAAAAATTGAGAATGACATTAAAAAACAACAAGGAGTTGTAAATGCAAAACAAGAAAAAATTAAACATCTCAAATCTCATGAATACGATCCAAATTGTAAATACTGCACATCTAACGTTTTCGTTCAAAATGCAATCGAAGCCCAAAATACAATCGATCAGGATAGAGATGTATTAGCAGATTTACAAAATGTTAAACAAGATATTTCATATGAAATTGCGTTATTGCAACAATATGAACACCGGTATTCTGAACTAACTACATTGAAAACTTATTTACAAAACAATCAGAGTGCAATTGAAAAATTAGAATTACAACTTCAAATCATAGAAAATGAATTGCAAACTAAAGAGTCTGAATTAGAAACATGTTTGGAACGGCAAGAATTATTTCATCAAAATGCAACTGCAATAATTCACAATCAACAAGTTGATTCTAAGATTGCAACGTGTAAAAGCAATATTGAAACATACACAGAAAAAATAAAATCTACACAAGATACAATTAAATCATTGTTTGGTGCAATAGAAGTAGCAAAAACAAATAAAGCTGCTGCATTGACACAATTAGAATCATATCAACAATTGGAAACAGAATACAAAGCATATGAATATTATCTACAAACAGTAAAGCGTGATGGTATTCCGTATGAATTGATATCGAAAGCTATGCCAAAGATTGAAACTGAAATAAACAATGTTTTGAATCAAGTTGTAGATTTTAACATGGTGCTTCAAAGTGATGGTAAAAATATCAATGGATATATTATTTATGATGAAGATAATTTTTGGCCATTAGAATTAACTAGCGGGATGGAAAGATTTATTTCTTCATTAGCAATACGTATAGCACTTATCAATGTGTCGGCATTGCCTCGTCCTAATTTTATTGCAATCGATGAAGGTTGGGGAAGTTTAGATGCAGAACATATTTCGGCAGTAGTTAATTTGTTTGATTATTTTAGAATTAAATTTGATTTTTCAGTAATTATATCACACGTTGATTCGATGCGGGATATGGTTGACAATTTAATTGAAGTAAATAAAATTGCCGGATACAGCCAGATTCAACATAACTGATATTTATATAAAAAGATTATCAGTGGATGAAACGCAAAGAAACTGTTTATAAAGGTTTACAATATACAACCGTTTGGTTTACAGATACGTCACTAACGTCGCCTGATTATTTTCAAATATCTGAATTTCCTGTTAGGCTAACTGCTGGTAAAAATTTATTTAAAATACGCGGCAATGACATTAGTTTAAAACCAGGTAGTTATTTAAACATTGAAGTTTTAGATTATAATGGTAATCCTATTTATCATGAAGTTGTAAATTATATTGATGATGACAAGTCTCGGGTAATTGCAATTTACGTGTATGAAGAAACATCGCCTGGCGATTGTACCATTACATTAACTGGTGAAGCTATCAATGTTCCTGCCGAATGGCAAGGACGCACTAATGTTAAATGGAGTAGAACAGTACCGGTTAATCCAAATGTTTCAAACACATCTGAAATAATATTTGAACAATTACCGGATCTTGTTATTACAGAACAAGTAGGAGTTCAATTAAATAGAACTTACTCATCATCGCAATTTCCTACATACACAACAGGCACTATAAAATATTTCTTATATAATAATCAACCAGCTATAGAATTAACCGGAGGCGTATTCATATCAGATATGTCTACAGGCACTGTTACTATTTCATCACCAACAAATCCTACTCCTACACCGTCATATCCTATTGCTACAACAGCATATATATCTACGATAAAAAAGATATTAACGCCAACCATAGCATTGTTAGATACAGAATATACGGCGTATAGTAGCCAGAGCATATCTCAACATACTTATACAAATTTTGATGCATCTGCATATAGTTTAACATATGAAGCTTCTCCAATATATACGCCGACACAAAATTCAGAATCATTTGCATTAGTTCAAATTAAAAATTTAGAACCAGCAACAGGCGATGTATCTAGAGTTAAATTGTTTATGAATAACAATGGTACAGTTGGTACGTGGGAACTATTAAATGATGTTGAATTAGATGAAACTGAAATATTTGTATCAAATACGGCATCATTATATCCTGATGAAAGTGTTGGATTGTTTACTACACAAAGTGTTATCAACACATATTGGGAAGGAGTTGCATATAACGGATCGACAAGTATTACCGCTCCTATATTGACGTGGACAACTTCATCATTAAACAATTCCATGTTGATTCAAAACAATGCAGATATTTCTGCTACTAGAGCAGTAAGCATAGCAAAAATAAAATCTGCATATCAAGGCTTTTTTATAGCAAATTCGGAATATAAAATTACTATTGATGCGGTAGGCACGCAATCTGGGTCAGCACAACCGGTATTATCTCTGTATTTATCCGGAAGTGCTTTTGATTTTGATACTACCGATTTTTTTAATCAAGAACTACCTGTTAAACTAGGAAAACGAATTGGCGAATTGCGTGTTGATTCTACGACTCAAAGATTTGATGATCAAGTTTTTAGTTTTGAAACAGATAAAGAAGGCTATGGAGTATTATTATTAGTAGTAGAATCTGGAACATGGCAAGTATCGGATATACGAACTACTACTGATAATGATTCTGGATATTCTCCTAATTACACCAGACTACGTACCTTAGTACCCACAGCACATAAATCAGACAACCAACTAACATTTAAAGCAGAATATTACAACGTTGCTGGTGAACGTAGCAAACAAATAAGTTATGTGTATAATAAAAACTGGGAAGGTGGTAACAGATACATCGATGGTGATTATTCAATGCTTACTGGTTCTTTATATGTTGCTGATTCTTTAGAAAGCGGCGTAGCAATTAGCGGGTATAAAAACACCGGATTTATTAGATCATTAGGATATGAAGGATTTGCTGCCGGCTTTCCTGGATTTTTAATATGGTCAGGATCTGCATTATCTGGATCTTTGGGAACTAAAGGAGGAGTGCCATATAGCGGCGTTGGATTAGAATTATATGCAAATACTTCTAGTTATTTTAGATATAGTACCACAGACAGTGAAATTGATGTTCGGACTAATAAATTCTTTTTCGGAAACAATTCTACATTTATTAGCGGTGCTGCTGGTAATGTTGAAATTTCAGCATCTAATTTTCATCTAGATGCACAAGGTAATGTTACGGCATCTGATGGTGAATTTAGAGGAGTTAATTTAGCAGATTTATATCAATTTCGTGTAGTTAAAATTGATAATACTAGAAATAATTTATCTACATATACATTTAGTGGAAACACATATTATGCATTAAATTTAACAGGATCATATGATCCACTTCTAGCAGGAAATGGTCCAGCCATGTTTATTCGTATAGAAGCAACTAATTTACAATATCCAATTGGTGCAATTAATTTACATAATGTATCATATGCACTTTGGCAACAATATGCAACATTTATTGTTATAGAATCATCGACAACAACACAGCCGCTGTATTTAGCACGTAATGCTTCAGATTTAGGCACAACGGGAGCTGGTAATGCTCCGGATGCGCGCATATCATCAGACACCGATGATTGGATATATCCAGCATTTACTACTTATACTGTAAGTGGGTCATCATATACTAATGTATTTAAAGTAAATACTGGTAATCGTGTGTTTTTAGCACAAAGTGCTTTAGATTGGAAAATACAAACAGTTAGTAGTTATGACACAGTTACACCTCAATTTTATTCTGGAATACAAATTCCATTATCATCGGCAACTACAATCGGATCAACTGGAATATTAAAAGTTTCGGCATCTGCAGGTACAGAACATATATATTGTTATTTGAATGGCGCGTGGACACAATTAGATTAATATTTATATAAAAGAAAATATATAATGGATAAAATAACAGTATTATTTCCTGGAGGATTTAAACCATTAACTGGAGCACATTTAGAATTAGCTAATAGATATGCACAACACCCAATGGTTGATCGAGTAATCATGTTAATTGGCCCTAAAGAACGGGACGGGATTAGCCGAGATAAAACTATTGAAATTTTCAATATACTAAATGATAATCCAAATATTGAAATACAGCCTACGCAATTTAATTCTCCTATCATGGCTGCATACGAATATTTGTTTGCATTGCCAGACGAAGCTGAAGGTAAATTTGCAATGGCTGCTTCTCAAAAAGGAGATGATTATTCAAGATCATTAGACTTTGGTCCAAATGTTTTAAAATATTCAACTATTGGAGATAAGTCTGGTCGTACTATAAAAGCAAAAGTTGACATTGCTGACAACGAATTAAGCAATATAAATGTAGATCCGCTGTCATATCCAGATGGCCGACCTGTTTCTGCAACCGATGTCCGGGCAGCATTACAATCCGGAGATTATGAAACATTCCGATTATCATATCCGCAATATGCAGATGCAAAAGTAAAAAATGCTTGGCAAACTTTAAAGGGTATGCAAGAATCATTGTTTACTAAAGAGTGGTGGGTAAATTCATTGCAAGATGATGTTAACAATGTTTTAGAATCAATGATGTTTCCTGCAGAAAAAAAACGACATTCTGCAAAAATACAAAAACTAAGAACCTTTCTAGAAAAAAATC